GTGGGACTACACTCTTTGACAAGAGTTGCAAGTCTGTTGCGCATAGAGCCGGGCACGGCACCCATCTTCCCGCTAGATGGGTGGCCCAAGCCTCCCAGCTCGACCGGCAGTTGTGGCCACCGGCCCAGCCGTCGCGCCTTGGCGCGGACAGACTTCCAAAGGACACGACAAGCACGGTCCATCCGTTTCCAAATGGCCGTGTCGAAGTGTTTCGTGTCCATAGTCCCTATACCGTCCTTTGCGAGCGACTTAAGCGGAACCGGTTCGAAGCAACGATCTTCCTTGAACTCAGGAAGAACGTACAACTCACAGAAGAGCAATCCTCTGTGCCCGATAAAGGTCTTCCGCTTATGAAGCCCGCTCCCTATGATCGTTACCCTGCGATCATAGTTATCAACCGATTCGAGTGCGCACGCCGCAGCAACGTCATCCCCACAAATGATGACATTCGAGCCCAAGGGCTTTGCGCACCAACCATTCAAGATCGACAAAATAGTGAAGGAACAAGGAGTTCCCATGAGGATCCCACGGACCATGGGGACCAGCACACATTTGTCGTCGTCAACAGTCTCGAATCGCTTGACCACCCATTCCCTCTTAAGTCGTGGCAACTCGGCGAGTTTGTACTTGACATAATGCAGCCTATGACCGACGCCAAGCGTGTCAGCCATACAATTAACCACGTGGGGGTCCAATCCCGCGCGTCGCAGGCCTCGAAGAACGGCCCGCACTGCATCATGAGCAAACCCGTCGGTCGCCTTGGTCAAGTCTGCGGAAACGTAGACTTGGCCTCGCTTAAGACCCATCCTGGAAGCGCGTGCCTTTGCAGGCTCATCACCTCCGAAGAGGCGGTGATCAGATTGCTTGATCACGTTCCAGGTCAACTGGCGACATACGTCACCGGCTGCAAAGAGGGAAGCGGGGGGGACGGTAATAATCCTGCACTTATCACCTTGCTCAGCAATACCAGTGGCCAAATGAATGACTCGTTCCTCCGAGTTGACAAAGCTCTCAACCATTCGCACAGAGGGGAGTGCGAGGGAGCTTTGCAAATACTGACTCAGAGAATCGCTGGTATCCTGATCAACCGTACGCCAGAGTGCCTTCGTAAGAAGTGTCCTGGGGCCGCGGCTCAACGGTGGGTCCACGCCAAGGAAGGCGGGATCCTGCGCACACTGGTTAATGTGCCCGTTGTAGCCGCCCCGGGCTTTGCTGCACTCGCCGACGGCGTGATTGCTGATAGGTGCGGATACATGAGAAGATCTCCCACTAAACTTATCACGGGTCAAAGAATAGACATACTGCTCAATCTGGTCCTGAACCCCTTCAGGGACCGTAAGTCTAGCAGTGATAAGATCGAGATGGTTGGCCATACTGGCAGCGACTTCGCGTGCATCTGGCTTTGGCAAGGCCCGGGCGAGTCTTGTGAAAGCAAGACCGCCTTGGACATCTTTGTCAACGCACGCGCGGAGCCATCGCTGCAGTTTGTGGGGGAAACCAGGAACAAGGGTAGGCTGCACATCCGACAGGACGTATCCTCGGATCGAGGTCGTGAGGTCTTTCAACACATCACAAACCTTATGCACCCCGTTGCGGGCGAGAGCACGCTTAACCCATTTCCTAGTAGCCCAACAACCACTCTGGTGGGAGATACCGAAAGAAATAAAACCAAGAAACAGCGCTTGCCAAACGCCCTCCTCGCGGAGAGCGATAGCGCTGCGACTTCTACGACGCTTACGATCGCCGGGGACAATCTTCTTCTTACCCTTCTTTGAAGGCGAAGTTGAAGACGACCTACCAACCGGCAGATACACAAGAACGCTAGGCAGCTTCTTGTGCACGATGGCTG